CTCAATATTTTTATCTTCTACTATCAGAGTAGTTGTATCTATTGTAGTAGTCGTTCCATATACAGCTAAATCTCCGCTTACAGTCAAATTACCACTTATTGTTCCACCAGCTAGAGGAAGTTTACTTGTTATAGAACTATCAGTCGCAGTGATATATCCAGCACCATTGGTGATTGCGTTGTTATTTAAAGAAATATTAGCAGAACCATCAAAAGCAACTCCAGCTATATTTCTTGCAGTGGTAAGAGTAGCTGCTGACCCTGTTGTATCTTGATTCAAAGTAGCTACCCTTGCTGCTGCTATTGTTCCAGAGGCAATATTACTTCCGTCTAAATCAGTTAATGCGGCTCCATTAATTGCTGGTAAAGTCGCAGGGAATCTTGCATCTGGAATAGTGCCTTCTCCAAGGTCATTAGCATCTAGAGACGCATATTCTAGCTGACCTACAGCAGTAGCACCAGATCCAGTAATACTTTTAACTTTCAAATATTTATCAGCAGTAATATTATTATCTGGAAAAATAAATGTATATGACTGTCCTGCCGAGTGGGCTGGTGATTTTAATTTTATTCCATGAGTATTAACTGTGCAGTTTAATTGTAAAGTTGCATCAACTGAGCCAGATGAACGAATTTCAAATAATCCAGAGCCGTTTGGTGTTGCTTTAATATTTCCATTGCTTGTTGTTGTTGTAAGTTCATTTCCTTGTACGTCTAAATTTCCTCCAAGTTGAGGTGATGTATCACCCACTAAATCAGCTGATATTCCAGTTAAATTAGAACCATCAATTGCTGGAAGTGTGCCTGTTAAATTAGCTGCTGGTAATGCTGTAAGGCTTGCACCCGATCCAGAAAAAGTTGTTGCTGTGCAAGTATCACTGATAGTTACACCAGCACTAGATGTGACCAATTTTGTACTTCCACTAAATTTTAATGCAACGCTAGAATCTGAAGCTAAAGATATTGCATCATTAGAATTACCAGTATGTTGAATATCTTGTACTTTTATTGTGGACATAGAAAAAAACTATTTGCTTTTATATTAGTTTAATTTAAGAAATAAATCTAATTTTATGAAAAATCTGAAAAATACATAATAGAACCAGCAGTAATTGTTAAAGTTGCGTTTATTGTAATTGGTGTGATTGATAAATAATTGTGGTTTGCTTGAGTTGCAAAATCATTATCCATAGTATTTTCAGCCTCAACAAATAAACTTTCACTACCGCCACCAACTAATCCACCACCACTACTTGCAGCAGCAGCCCATGTTAAGCCACCAGTATTACCTGACTGAGCAGTTAAGACATAGCCATCAGTAGGTGTATTACTTACTTTTAAATTAGCTTCATCAACTACATTATCTGCAATAGTTAAAGCGGTTGACCCAGTAACTTCTCCTGTATGGTTAGCATTAGTAACCTTTGCGGTATTTGCTGCTATTTCTGTATTTATTGAGTTGGCTAGTTTATCTGCTGTGATTGCATCATCAGCTATTTCATTAACTGTTAATTTATCTGATTGTAAGAGAGTTTTTATTTCAGAGGCTGTTTGGTCATCGGCAGCATTATTATCTATATTATCTAATTTCTGCTTATCACTGGCTGACATAGAGCCAGCAGAAGATGTTGTAGCTGCGGAAATACTGATAGCTGGAGTCGATCCACCTGATGAACTTATTGGTGCAGAACCTGTAACTGAAGTCACCCCACCAGTAGAACCAGAAGCAGCAGATGTTATCCTTCCCTGTGCATCAACTGTTATATCTGCATTTGTATAACTACCAGCAGTGACAGAAGTATCAGCTAATTTAGCAGCCGTAACAACATCATTATCAATAGTAAAAGTCGAACCAGAGTTACTTACAACAATATCTCCCTTGTCTCCATCAGAAATAGCTCCGTCTGCCCCGTCTGCTCCATCAGCACCCGCAGGACCCTGTGGACCCGTTGCACCAGTTGGTCCTTGATCTCCAGTATCACCTTTATCACCTTGTGGGCCAGTTGCCCCTTGTGGTCCTGTGGCTCCTTGAGGTCCTGTAGCTCCTTGAGGTCCAGTTGCTCCAGTTGCTCCAGTATCTCCCCTAGGTATTGTAAAGTCTAAAGTTGCTGCTGTTGTAGTACCGACATTAGTAACTGTTGCAGAAGAACCAGCATTTCCAGTCGTTACTGTTCCTATAGTTACTGTTGCAGAACCTTCACCTTGTGGACCTTGTGCTCCGTCTGCACCTGCTGGCCCCTGCGGGCCAGCCGTTACAACTGTTACAACTGAAGTTTCGCCATTTACTATAACTGTGTTTTTAGTGCTCATGTTGATGTGTAACCTTCACTCACAAATATAGTACCTTCTAAATAATATTCTTTTTTACCTGATCCATCTATTAGTAAAACATCGTATTTTAAAATATTTGGAGTAAAGGTAGCCGTTTGCACATCTGTTAAAGAAATACTGACTGACCCTGCTGGTCTATCTGTATAAGTTGTCGTAAAATCTGCAAATTTTGTGGTGCGTGTATCTTCCCAGACTTCAGCTTCTACCGTAAATCCTGTTAGATCTATTGCATTATTATTTCCGTCTTTAAATAACAAAGGGATTGTATGATCTGATCTTCTTTGAACAGTAAAATTATACGTTGCAGGTTGAATTGCCATTACTTAGCCTCAAGAGCAGCTACTTTAGCTTCTAATGTCTCTATTTTAGCAACTGCCTCCTGTAATGCTTTTGTTAGAACAGACACTATCGCATCTAAGTTTAATGACTGTATAGCGTCACCATCTTTTTCATCATTTACAGCACTTGGTATAATTTCTTGCAATTCATGAGCAATAAAACCTTCTCTTGCTACTCCGTCTGCTTTGAAATGACCATAATTTTTATATTCATAGTTTACTGGCCTTAATTGTTTTATTTTGTCAATTCCAGAGGCTGTTTGTGTTATTATTTTTTGCTTAATTCTGTAATCAGAACTTGAAATACTAACAGCACCTTGATCAGATTCATTTAACCAAAATTTTAATGATGAACCGTTCCAATAAAAATTATATAAATCACCTGAGGTTGTTGCTGCGGCATTTGATCCTGTTTTACTTGCTATTCCTTTTGGAACGACAACACCAGAAACGTCAGCACCAGTACCCAAAGCCGCAGTATGTTCAGCCCAAACAAAAGCACCAGATGAATGAAACCTCCATCGAGCTAAGTTTGTATTGTTTGCGGTAACACCTAATTTAAAATCAATCGTGCCTCCATCTGTAGCTATTAGCTGAAGTGCGCCTGTACCTCTATGTTCTAACTGAGACTGTGTATTTTCTCCAGTTTCTCCTCTGAGAAGACGTAAACCAAAATCAGTATATGTAGTATCAGCTATAAAATCTATAAACGCTTCTTCATTATTAACTCCATTAGTCTGCACTTCAATTTTTGCTTCTCCAGAACTAGGTGCTACTAAGAAATTTCCAATTAAAGTTTGACCTAAATTATTAAAAGTTGATCTGGCAACACCATCTGTAGAAATACCAAGCACATTAGCAGATTGTCTAAAAATACCTAAGTTTGGTGAGTTGGTAAACGTGTAAGAGGGATTAGAGGCAGTTCCATTTGGACCGAAAAAACTACCATCAGTAAGGCTAATAAAATCTAGTTTATTTTGTGCATCAGCTTTGTAAAACGACATTTTCCCTGTACCTGCTTCGTCTGCATACCACATATATTTATATTTTGTAGTTGGTGCACCACTTGAAAAGCCATTGTTGATACTTATGGCATCAAATAAATTATTTAAATCAGTTCTTACCGCAGAACCAGACCCATTATCTACTACAAAGTCTGAAGGTTTTGCCATTTTAGTTTATGTTTTTCCTATTATACTACCCTTCTCCATATCCAAAAGCACTATATGTAAAATCTCTTTGTACAAAGCTAGAGCCATTTTTAATACTGACAGTAAATCCTGTACCAGAAACATTGGTTACAGTGAAGAAATCACCATCAGCCATATTATTTATGTTTATTGAAACAACTGGATTAAATGCTGTTGTGCTGCCACCTATAGCAGTTGTTCCTGTAAAAAACTTTTTATTAAAAGTCACTGTAGTCGCACCACTGCCAGAACTTGTTAAAACACCATTTGTAGCATTTGCATTATCAATACTTCTTTCAGTTCTAGGTCTAAATATTAAATTTACTCCTAATTCTTCTATATCTACATTCTCATAGGTGCTTTGATTCTCCACTAAAACTTTAAATGATAAAGTTTGAGCAATAATATCTGTATTTGTGAAAGTTTCAAAGCTTGTACTAGCTGTTCCTGTTTGGCTTTTTGCGACTTGAAATATTAAATCAGCACTCTTATCAACAACTGTTGTACCTGATGTAAAAATATCAGGCCAATCATCCATATCATCTGTATATGAATCCCACAAAGTCGCAGTGTCAAATCCAGATTTTTTAAAATGTGGTTCAAGATGTAATCTAAAAGGCGCACCAAGATTTATATCATTTGCATTAAAAGTGTATGATCCCGATGTAGAAATTCCACTAATAACATCATCAATATTATTAAAAGTAGTTCCATCTGCTAAAGCAAGAGTATTAAAATCTGTAATTGAATCAATCGTTGTACCACTGTCTAGCACTAAGCCATTAACTGTGTCATCTAGTCTTAAATTATCTTTTGTACCAGAAAAGCTTGGATTTTCTCTTATTTGTTGAGCAAGTAAATTATTTGAACTTATAGTTCTATTTACTACAACAGATGTAGCAGTTTCGGATTCGTTGCCGTTTACATCAATAAATTTTAAAAAATATTCTCCGCTTTGAAAATCATTAAAAACAATTTCATTAATATTGCCATCAACACGTTTTGCGGGATTTGAATCTTGTAAAGTTGCAGTTCCATCAGTTATTAGTGCTAATTTTACATCTACAAAGCCACCGAACAGAACATCTTTATCAGTTGCACGATCAAATTTTAAAATTAAATTATCACCACTTTCTTCGGCTCTTAGATTACTTACTGCACTAGGTTTATCAGATAATCCTTCTGCTAATATTGTTCTAACAGATCCAGTTTTACTTACTAAATGTGCTGTATTAACTGACTTAACTGTAAATTCATAAGACCCAGCAGCATTATTTATTAATATAAATTGATTGTCAAAAACATTTTGAGTTTTGCTTCGAGAATTATCATGCTTATAACTTACTTGATATCTTTTTGCCCCATTAACATAAGCAAAATTTAATACTATTCTGCTTGTAGCTCTACCATTCACTACAATTAATTCTTCTTTTAATTCAAAAATCTCTGGTGGGTCTAATGTATCTAAAAGTGTAGAAGGGGCATCTCCTTCACCAAAATTACTTGATTGATCATCTATATAACTATATTTATTATCGTCATAAGTAATTGCTGTAACAGTAAAAGTAAAATTATCTTTTTGTTTAATGTTGGTAACTCTAAATTTTCTGTGTTGAATATTTTGTGTTTTAACAGCCCAAATCGTACCAGCTTGAGGTAGCTCATCTGTAGAAAAACTACTTGATAATGTAATAGAACTGCCATTTACTCCACTAATAGTTTTCTCTTGAACATTACCTTTCTTATCAATAATTAAAAAAGTATCACCAATAGTTCCAACTGTTGTATTTGTACTATCATCAACAACTACTACTGTTGAACTAGTAACAGAATTAATTCTTCCGCTTGCTCTAAATGTCTCTTTTAATCTATCTGCAACTTTAATTATATCAAAAGGTTCTAATATAGCTGCTGCTTCTAAACCACAATCAAAAGTAATAATTTCTGATTCAAATAATGAAGTATATAAAATAGTTCGACCTAATCTTTTTGCTTGCTGTCTGTCTGTAGTATATAAAGCTGATATGTTAGTTTGATTTAAACCTAATTTTGTTATCATAGAGGGTTCTTCTATTGATATCAGGTCTAGTTCTTGTATGTCGTTATTAAAGTAACTGACATTAATTTGTGTATATTTTTTATCTTTGTCATTACCAGAATAATTAAACGCTCCATCAACAACATTTGCATTAGTAAACAAATATGAAGTAACAGTTTCTGGTTTATCTATTGCAATTTTTATAGAACCATTCTTGTAGTAAAGAGTAGCCCTCATTAAACTTGCAATTTCTTTAATAACGTCTAAGGCTTTTTTTCTTCTATTCAATACACCATTAAAAGAAAATCTAGGCAAACCAGTATTATTAAAATCACAACAATATTGACTAGCAGCAAAAAAAGATGCAGAATCAATTTTAGAATCTTCTATATTTAAACCATAATCTTCAGTTAAAAGTGCATACAAAATCCAAGCTGGGTCTGTTGTCCAGAATTTACCATTAGATTCATTTCTTACTCCTGTTAACGCTCCGAAAGTATATACTGATGGGTATATGATTCGACCTGTATTAGCGGTGTCAATGGTTACTCCTGTTGGTATTCTGACTTTAATTCCTCTTATAAAATATTTTCTTTGAGGTATGTTTGGAAACTGTTCTGCCGAGTACCTTAATCCTATGTATGCACTTTTTGGAAATGTAGCATTTGCTTGATTTAAAGGTATAACACCTTGAAGCCCAGAAAAGAAAAATTCAGTGAATCTTCTTGTTCCTTCCTCATAAATATTATTACCCCTACGTCTAGTTTTACTAAAAGGACTTCTTCCTAAGGCAGAATCTCTAAATTCTTGATCAGACCTTAAGACATCAACACTTAATGGGTAATTATTATTAATAGCAGTTAAATCTTGATGAATACTTACTGGAATTTCAAGTCTGTAATCAACACTGTATTGCCCAACTGAAATAGTGTTCTCCAGAACTTGTTTTCTTTTAATTTCTATACCGTCTTTATTTCTTATTCTCAAAAGTATATCCACGCTGCCAGATTCACCTTTAAATTCACCACTGTTTATGCCCAGACCTACTGTACTACCGTCATCTGCACTTAGTTGCCTTAAACTAGGCCACCTTAAAGTTATTATTACTGCTTTTGGTGTGCTATTAACGTCAACACCAGCATCTATAGTACCTGTTACTTTATTGAGTTCAGCATTTCCATTGTTTAATACTTTAGTTGAAGTTAAATTACCATTTATTTTAAATTCATTAACACCTGTCATTATTGGTTGGTTTTCGCTTCCTGTTCTTATTGCTAAAGCCGTATTTATTATATTTTCATTACCTCCTTCATCTCGTATTGCACGACCATCCAAAAAAATATCCTGTTGTGCTAACTGGATATAAGTTTTTTCATCTTCAGTAACTAACTCAGGGTCGTTAGCTGGTGAAGGATTTAATAAACTACTTGGTATTGCTAAATTATTTTTTGAAGGTGTAGAAAAACCTTCAATTTCTGCTCCATCAGAAACTAAATCAAGAAAAGTAAAAAATTGAACAGATTTTGAAAAATTATCTGGTAAATCTTCATTTAATTGAAAATTATTATTGCTAATTTCTCGTGCCATTTTTTTATAGGATTAAGGTACGTCTGGTTCTGGAATATCATTTACTTGTACTGTATCAGCACCAGCACTTATAACAATAGAACCTACTAAACATTCACCAAAAATCAAAGGGGCTGCACCTCCAGCCTTTGTTGTGTTTGCATTTTGATTGCTTAAAAAAGATGAAACTTGCGGATCTGCCTCTGGTGCAGATGGGGTTGGGGCTAATAAATCTGATAAAAATCCTATACCTACGTTAACAGCCAACATAGTTAAAGCACTTGTTACAACAGAAGACGTAAAGAATCCAGCTATTAAACCACCTAAACCAAAAATAAAATTACCAGAAATTAATGGAACTACTTTTATCTCTTCATCAGTTTGAATTAATATATTTGCAAAAGTAATATCTCTTTCATTAACTACGACACTGTAACAAGCATTAGTAAGATGTTCTTTAGTATTAGGAAAATTTACTTTTATAAAACTAAATACCTGATCTACAGTAAAAACATCTGCTTTAAATTCTTTTACACCGCATAATTTTCTTAAAGTGCCGTATAATTTAATTTTTTTGGTCATGTTTCCGCCTCCAAAAAGCACCAATTATCGTCTTGTACAGAATAAATATACCAATCAATCATATATAACTTACAGTTATTAATATCCGCCTCTGAAGGGTCTGCGCTGCCTTCCACATGAGAGTGTATTACTGCTAATACTTCTGCTCCATCATCTTCACAGGCTGCATAATCTAAAGGATCTATAGCAAAAGTAATATCTTCAGTTATATGTGAAGCTATATTTTTACAAGGATAAAATAATTCATTTCCATTTTTTTCTATCAACAACCCACAACCTTCTGCTGGTTTACAGTCAATAAAGTGTTTTTTAGCTTCTTCTTTCCAAATCATACAAAAACATAGCTCCCTACTGCTGGAAATCTATCTTTAGTTATTTGTAATCTAGGTATATTGAGACTTTCAAAGTCAATAGTATTTACAAGCTCAAAACTACAAATGTTATTATTTTCAACAATTTTTTTATTAATTAAAAACTTTTGTTGCTCTAGTTGTTTTGTGCTATCTGGTGTTCCATAAGGATTAATTTGATTAACAAAGTTTTGTCCATCTAAAAACTGTGCCATCGTTCTAATTCTTGTTATTTGAGCTTCTTGTAAATCATTGAAAGGGGTTATTGTATTTACTATCTGCAAGATAGTAGAAAAGTTTCCTACAGTATTAGCAAAAGTCATTGTTGGTCTAGCCATAACAGAATTATCACCTGACTCAAAGCCTTCAGCCTGACAAGCTATAGCAGCGTATGAATTTCCCTGCCAAATAATATCTGTGTTAATTTCATTTGTCCCGTTATGAAATCTGTACAAAGTGGTTGCTGTTGTATCTCCTGTCGCAAAATGAATAGGATCAAAAAGCTGTAATTCAAATAATTCAATAATTGTTATGCTATCAAGTTTTTGTAATTGTTCAACTGGTATTGTCATGGTTGAAATACCTCCTCAAATGTTGCTTGTATTGTAACTCTATTTAAATAAGTATTATTTCTAACATATCTCTCACAAATAAATTGTCTTGCTGTACTTGTTGCTGGTGGGGTAAATGTAAAACTTGCACTGTCTTTAGCTCTATCATCAAGAAAAGCTAAAATTTTATCACCATCAGATACAGAAACTACAAAGCTGAAATTATAAGTTTTTGGATTTTGATTTAATCCAAATGCATTTCTTGACTTATATCCATCTCCAAACTGTACTGTAATGTTTTTAGGTGAAGCATTTTCTACAGAACCGTATGTAGGAGTAGTCGCACCTGTAGTTGTACCAAGTGTTGAATCATTAAATGTAGCCATTATGTAAGTAAACCTCCACTACGTTTTTGTTTAACTATTTCTAACTGAACAGCAGTTGCAAGAGCT